GTAATCTACAAACAACGCAAGAGGCAACGTATGTTACTAGATGGTATCTTGTTGTCTATCGCCGCTGCTGTAACAGCCGGGATCATCTACGGTACAGTAGCAATTATTAAGGGTGCATGAGGATGGCGGATCAAGGGATGAAAGAGGTAATGGATACGGTTTCCGTAGCAACAGGTGTTGGTGCTTTGGCTGGCGTACTGCCTTCCTTGGCTGCGTTGTTTACACTGGTGTGGACAGGTATACGTATCTGGGAAACAGACACAGTGCAAGGCTGGCGTAACAGGAGTAAGTCGTAGGTGTGGCAAGCACTCATTAGTCCTATTGCTGGACTCGCTAAGACTTGGCTGAGTAATCGCCACGAGCAGTCACAAGCAAAACACCAAGCCACAATGCAGGTTATACAGAACACTGCTACGTGGGAACAACACATGGCACAGGCTAGTGCGTCCTCGTGGAAAGACGAGTGGTTCACAGTAGTCCTGAGTGCGCCTGTAATAGCAATTATGTGGGGCGTAGGTATGAACGATCTTGATATCATTGGTCGCGTAGGTATGGCCTTTGCGGAGCTAGACAGGTTACCTGAGTGGTATCAATATCTTTTGTACGTTGCAGTCACAGCCAGCTTTGGCATACGTGGTGCTGACAAGCTAATGCAACTTAAGGGTGGTAAGTAAGTTATGGCTATAAGACCAATACCAATTCCTGTGGGTGGTAGTAGACCATTATCAATTCCTTTGGGTGGTGGTACTTATTTAGACATAGGATTTGGAGGTTTAGGTGATCTTCTTACTCCAGATCTTTTAGCTCTTATAAAATATTTACAAGGAGAAATAGAAAAAACTCCGGGTTCTGAAACTAACAAACCTATTAGAGATGCTCTTAGTCGTTGGAATAAATTATTAAATGATTATAAAAACGGTGACGCTACACTACAAGATCTAAAAGATTTTGATCCGGGCGTACTAGGTGACATGGGTGTTTGGTCAGATTACTACGATGATTTTATCTCAGGAGAAGAAGATAAATCAGGGGATGTTGACTATGGAGGTGCTACTGGTGAGGTTGTTGATACAACAACACAAGGTCCAGAAGGAGATTGGAACGAAGATTTTGGCGTAGAAGTCGATGTTAGACCTCCTAGATTTCCTACTACTGAAAGCAAAAGAACTGACGGTGGTGCTGGTGGTGGTTTAATGACTGGGGGTGGTATTGACACTGGTACTATTGGTGGTCCCGGCCCAGCTACTGAAAGCAAAAGGACTGACGGCGGTACTGGTGACGGTGGTGGCGAAGATACCGGTGATGCTGGTGGCGAAGATACTGGTGACGGTGGTACTGGCACTGGCGATGGTAGGCTTGATGTCCTTGGAGAAGATTGGGAATACGACCCAGAGCATGATTATATATACGTAGGCGACTGTACATTTGTACGTGTAGATGAAAATGGTAATCCTATTGGTGAGCCTACAGTATCAGATTACTGTCCTGATGATGTATATGTAGTAGGTGGTAATTATTCTGGTCCAGATAATGAACCTGAGCTTACCGAAGAAGTTATAGTAGATGTTTTTGGTGAAGGTTCTATTATTGATACAACCAAAGACAACACTGAGCCAGAAGAAAAAGATAAAGAAGATACTGAGCCAGAAGAAAAAGAAAAAGATAAAGACGCTACTGAGCCAGAAGAAAAAGATAAAGAAGATACAACAACTATTCCTACTACTCCTACAGTTACGCCTACACCTACTGAAACTACAACTCAACCTCCTACTGGTCCTACTACTGAAAGTAAAAGAACAGATGGTGGTGGCGATGTTGGTGGTGATATAGAAACTAGTACTGGTACTACACCTTCTACTGGTCCTGCTACTGAAAGCAAAAGAACAGATGGCACTGGTGATGGTGGTGATGGCACTGGTGACGGTGGTGATGGTGATGGTGGTGATGGCACTGGTGACGGTGGTGATGGTGACGGTGGTGATGGCACTGGCGGCGGCGAAGGTGCAATAACTTTCGAAAATATGTATGGGTACTACGGTAATAAAGATGGCGGTGACGGCGACGGCGACGGTGGTGGCGATGGTGACGGCGGTGATGGTGACGGTGGTGACGGCGGCGAAGAAGGATCTATGTTTAAAGATATATCTTTAGGTGGTACTTCTGGTTCTGCGTTTAATCCCTTTCAAGGTGTACCGGGATATACAGCCCCTACTTATGCTTCTATTGATCTACCACAACAAGATTACATGTCTGAAATAAATATGGCTTTAAATAATTTAATAGCAAGAAACAGTATGTTTAAGGTTTAATATGACATATTTAAATTTAGTAAACAACGTATTGCGGCGTCTACGTGAAGACGAAGTATCCAGCGTTACTGACAACACCTACAGCAAGATGGTAGGTGACTTTGTTAACGACGCTAAGAAGATGGTAGAAGACGCTTGGGATTGGTCAGCACTTAGGACTACTCTGACGGTAACTACGTCTTCTGGTATTTTTAACTACGTACTCACTGGATCACAGAACAAGATCAAGGTACTAGACGTAATCAATGATACCTCAAACATCTTTATGCAGTACCAGACTCAACACTGGTTTAACGATAAGTACTTGAACCAATCACCGCCTAGTGGCGCACCTGAGTACTATACGTACAACGGTGTTGACTCTAATGGTGACACTCAGGTAGATATTTATCCTAAGCCTGACGGTGTGTACAGCTTGAGATTTAACTGTACGCTGAGAAACCCTGAGCTAAGCTCTGACACAGATGTACTGTTGATTCCTAATCAACCCGTGATTCACTTAGCAGTGGCTCTGTTAGCTCGTGAGCGTGGCGAAACAGGCGGCACATCAGCACCTGAGTACTTTGGTATTGCTGATAAGTTTTTGTCTGACGCTATTGCTATGGACGCACAGAAGCACCCCGAAGAAACCATCTGGTACACTCCGTAGGAGCCTGACGTATGGCACAGCCACTACAAAGCATCAACCTAGTTGCTCCTGCGTTCAAGGGTGTCAACACAGAAGACTCACCGTTAGCTCAAGATCCGTCTTACGCTGACGTTGCTGATAACGCTGTGATTGACAAGCGTGGACGTATTGCTGCACGTAAAGGTATTGAGGTTGTTACTACTGACAAGACTGAACTAGGTACTGACTACGTACACAAGATCCATTACTTCTACGATGACGCAGGTAACGAAGTAGTATTTACTGCGGGTAACAACAAGATAATGACAGGGACAACTACCCTGACTGATGTTACTCCCGGCTCGTACACTATTACTGCTAACAACTGGAAGATTGTAAACTTTAACGATAAGGCTTACTTCTTTCAACGTGGGTACGACCCGTTGGTGTACGACAACGCCACAGGTCTTCGTACATTTACTGTAGCTAACGGTACAGCTACTGCGGCTACTCTGAAGTGTCACGAGGCTCTGGCAGCTTACGGTAGACTGTGGATCGTAGACAACGCAACAGACACACAAACTATTTACTGGTCTGACCTGTTGATAGGCACAGACTTTACTGGTGGTTCCAGTGGTTCTATAGATGTATCTAAGGCTTGGCCTGATGGGTACGATGAAGTACGGGCGTTGGCAGCACACAACAACACCCTGATTATCTTTGGTAAGCACAGCATACTTGTGTACGGAGGAGCGTCTAGTCCAGCTAGTATGGCTTTGGTTGACACAGTAGCTGGTGTTGGGTGCATCTGTAGAAACTCTGTTCAACACATTGGCACAGACGTTTTGTTTATGTCTCCTTCTGGACTCAGGAGCTTAGGCCGTACTATCCAAGAGAAGTCACTGCCTCTGTCTGACCTGAGTTTAAACGTGAAGACTGAGATCATTAGTTTGATTAACAACAGGACGTTACCTACAGCATCTGTGTACAGCCCTGAGAACTCCTTTTATGTTATTACGTTTCCAGATCAACTCACTGCGTACTGCTTTGATTTAAAGGGGAAACTTGAGAACGGAGCGTACAGAGTTACACGGTGGACTTCTATTCCACATAAGTCATTTGAAGTTAAAACTGATGGCACAGTGTACATAGGAACAAGCGACGGGATAGGGACGTACTCAGGTTACTTAGATAACACAACGGCGTACCGCTTTAGGTACTACAGTCCGGGGTTGACGTTTGGTGATCCTGCTAAAACAAAGTTGCTAAAGAAACTAAGACCTACTCTGGTTGGTGCTACAGGCGCAACAGTGTTTATGAAGTGGGCTTACGATCTAGCTACAGACTTTAAAACGTACGAGTTTACTGTAGGCAACCAAGTACCTGCGTACTACGGTGTTGACGAGTTTGCTATTGGTGAGTTTACTGGTGGTGTACTTACAACTAGAAACTCTGTTCAAGCAACAGGTAACGGAAGTATTATTACGATAGGACTAGAAGCTGACATTGACGGGTCTGCTTTATCCCTCCAAGAGATTAACGTATTAGCACTAATGGGTAAAACAGTATGAGTAACTATACAAAAACAACAAACTTTACTGCTAAGGACAGTTTACCTTCTGGAGATAGTGGTAAGGTTATTCGTGGTAGCGAGTTTGACACTGAGTTCAACGCTATATCAACAGCGGTTGCAACCAAAGCAGACACAGCTTCTCCTACATTCACTGGCACTGTAACGATTCCTGCGTTGACGTTTACGGGTACTCTGTCTACAGGCACGATTGACGGAGGAACTTACTAATGGCTTTATCTGATTACGTTGATCCACTTATTAAGTACCTAACTGGAACTGGCACAAACAGTTTACTTGGAGACATAACTGATAACGCAGGTAACATTGCGTTAGGCAGTGCTGGTCTTGGTCTTTTATCTAATGCTTATTCTCGTCTTGGTGATATTGGTGATGAGTCACAAGCTGGTGCAAACATTATTGCACAACAAGGATTACAACAATCACAGTTTAGGCCGTTTACTGTAACGTCTACTACTGGTAGTCAGTTTGGTTTTACTCCTGCTGCTATGCCTTCATATACTACACCGTATGCTCCTCCTTCTATGTTCCCAACAGAAGGTGGTGGCGGTGGTTATGTTCCTCCTAATAATATTTTTCCGGGCACTGACTTTGCTCCGGGTGAGTCTATAGGGCCAACTAGATTAATACCAGCACAACGTTCTTATGGAGCAGGAGGTGATTATTCTGGCCCAGACTATATTAGAGATGCACGATTTATTGATAACAACAATAACGGCATTGACGATAGAGACGAACAAGTTCCTTTAGGCTCTTCTGCTCGTTTAACTTTATCACCTCAAGAAGAAGTTATGCAAGACATGCTTCAACAGCAAGCTGAAAGTACTATGCTTGGTGGTCCTTTTGGAGCGTTTCAAAGACAACAAGCAGCACAACAAGCGTTTGGCTTAGGTGGTCAGTTCATGGGTGCTGCGGCACAACAGCCGTCTGATCTTAACCTGCTGCGTGGTATGTTTACTCAGCAAGCTGCAAGTGCTTTAGGTGGTGGTGTTCCTCCGCAAGGTTTATCTTTTTTGCAAGAACAGCAAAGACAGTTAACAGGCGGCGTTGCAGCAGGCGGTCAAGGTCAGCTTGGTCAACTTAGCCCGGATGTGCTACAAAAGGCGCAGGAAAGACAACAGCGAATAGCTAATGCAGTTCCTGCTGGCTTTGTTGCAAATAGCGTTCTCAATCCGGGGCAAGCGATAGGGCAGGTTGCCGGGGCACCTATCGGCTACACCAACCCACAAACAGGCGAAAAGATTTTTATATCAACCGAAGGTGAGATAACACGCAGAATAGCAGCACCAGAGGGCTACCAACCTCAAGAAATGCCTTCTCGTTTTCAGGGTTTACGCGAAAAGGGGATGTCACCAGAAATGTTAATGGTAACATCTCCTCAACAAGCCCCAACTATAGGTCAATTTGGTCAACAAGCACTTGGCTTAGGTATGGCTGGCTTAGATACACAGGCCCCTTCTGATGTAGAAGCACTAAGACAGCAGTACACTCAACTAGCAAGTCAAACTGCTGGTAGAGCTTTACAAGACACAACAGGACGAGAGGCTGACGTATACGAGCGTATCAGAGCTACACAGCGTCCTGAAGAAGAGCGTCAACGTCTTGCACTAGAAGAGCGTATGGCTCAACAGGGGCGTTTAGGTGTACGTACAGCTATGTTTGGTGGTGCTCCTGAACAGTTTTCTTTAGCTCAAGCACAAGAAGAAGCACAGAACAGAGCATCCTTGATGGCAATGCAGCAAGCACAAGCAGAACGTCAACAGGCTGTTAGTGAAGCCCAGACGTTTGGTGGTTTGTTTGGTCAGCAAGCAGGACTCTCTAGCCAACTTCAGTCAGCGGCACAACAGAGGGCTGCACAGTTGTCACAGCTTGGACTTAGCGCACAGCAGATTGAATCTCAGTTGCAGTCTGAGGGTCTAGGAAGAGCAGCTACATCAGCACAACAGGCGGCTCAGTTGGCACAGCTTGCTGGTGGATTACAGGCGCAACAAGCTGGCTTAGGTGCACAGTACGCTGGGTTAGGTAGCCAGTTGGCTATGCAAGATCTTGCTGCACAACAGGCACAACAACAGCTTGCATTGGGTGCACTCACAGGCTCTTACATACCACAAGCACAACTGATGAACGTAGCACAGCTAGGTATGACACCTATTGAAATGGCTCAACGTGGTCAGTTGTACGGTGCTGGTTTGTTTGGTGAAGGATCTATGGCAGGGCTTCAGTCTCGTTTAGCGGCAGCACTAGGACAAGCTAACTTGTTTGGTACTGTTGGTACTGGTTTATTGTCTGGTGCATTAGGAGTAAAAATATAATGGCTAGTTTTGCAAATTCATTTCTACAAGGGCTAATAAATCCTACGTACCAGCAGGGTTTGTTTACTGCTGCTCAAGGTGCTGGTAGTTTTTCTAGAAGACAGCAAGAAAAAGAAGAGCTTGCTCGCATGAAAACAATGTCTCCAGTAGAGCAAGCTGACTTTATGGTGTCGCGTGCTAAAACACCGGAACAACTGCAAGCCGCAACAGCACTTAAAACTACAGCGGTTCGTGGAGCAGGACAAGAAAGCCTTGCTCTTTTGCAACAACGCATGAATGACGCTCAACGAAGAATGTCTGAGTTTTCTGCGGTAGGTAACGTGTCTCAAACAGAAGCTATTAAAGCTGAAATGCAGCAGCTTGAAGATGCTATGGTGTCTGTTGCTCGTCAAACAGGACAAGCAAATATGGCTCAGTTTATGGGAGAAGCAGATAGACGAGAAGCTAGTGTTAGACAAGCTGAATATGATGCTATTGAAAAACAAGCTACTGTTCTTGGAAATAAAGTTAAATTAGGAAAAGCAAGTTTACAGCAATATGCTTATGGTTCTGATGAATATAAAAATCAAGTAAAATTATTACAAAACCAAGGACTGCAACAATCTGTTGATCTTGCTGAAAAAGAATATTTTGAACTTGAAGAGGCACGAGCAAAACATGCAGAAAGTATAGGCCGTGCACCTACTGACGCTGAAATAAAAGAAATGGAGCAGGCAGGAGTTACAGTTCCTGATGATGCTTTAGGTCAAAAAGTAACTTGGCGAAGTTTTTCAAAAGGTAGATTAGAAAAAGAAATTGCAGCCGCTACATCTGGGCTTGATCCAGTTACATCGGCAAGAGCAGAAGGTGTTGTAAGTTTTGTAATGAATCGTATTGCAACAGAAGGAAACTATTATGATCTATTCTCTGATGATATAGCTTCTGTTATAGAAGAGTTAACAGACGAACAAAAAAATGAAATAGCTGATTTGATTACGGGAAAAGCAGAAAAAGAGGTTCGTCCTATTGTTGAAGCATGGTTACGCACAAATTACCCAGAACCATTTAGAAAATCTGAAGCGTTTGCTCGACAACGAGATGCAAGAAGACAAGCTCAAGCAGAGGCTTTAAGGTTAGTGTTTGAGGCTAACCCTGATCTTGATCCTAACGATCCTGTTGATGTGCGTTTAGCAGAAAAACGCTTAAAAGAAGAAGCAAGGACTGAGCTTGATGTAGAAACTGGTGCAGGAACTCCATTTATTCCGTCTGTAGCATATTAATAATTTGGTGTTTAATATGGAATCAAGAGCATATTCTCAAGTATCTCATGTTATACAGTCTGGAGAAACTCCAAAACAGGTTGCAGATAAATTTGGAGTTTCTGTGCAAGAGTTACTTGCGTATAACAGCCCTGTTTTACTAAACAAAGAAACTGGTAAACGGTCTTGGAATGCGGGTGTTGTTGTACGTGATCCAAAACATACTAGAGATAAAGTTGAGGAAGCAATTAAGTATGGTGCAACAGCAGAGCAATTATCTTCTGCTCTTAAAATACCTGTTAAAGACGTTGTAAGACGTTTTGGTGCTCTAAGAAAAGACGAGCTTCAAGATATTCCTATACAAACAAAAGAGCTTACTCAGACTTTAGAAGAGATTAAAGTTCCAAAAAGAAGCGGTAGGTTTCCTGAAGTGACTACACCTGCTCGTAAAATAAAAACAGTTCAGCAAAAATTAGAAGAAATTAAAGTACCTGAACGTGCTAAAAAAATATTGCTTGAGGATATTGAAGTACCTCAACGTAGTCGTGTTCCTGAAGAAACTGTTGGTCCTATATCTGTACCTCAACGTGGTGGTAGATTCCCTGAAATAGAAGTTGATGCACAACGTGTACCTGAAGAAGTTTTAGCAGAAATTAAAGTACCTGAACGTGCTAAGAAAATATTACTTGAAGAGATCAAAGTACCTGACAGAGAACTAGTACCTACAGAAGCGTTAGCTAAAGTTGAAGTGCCTCAACGTGGTGGTAGATTCCCTGAAGTAACTGTTGATGCACAACGTGTTCCGACTTCTGTTATTCCGACAGTTCGTGATGATATGAAAAGGGCAGACGGAACTATTAAATCTTCTAAAGGGTTTCTAGGTCCAATTAAAAATGTAACTGGCGAAACAATGACTGAGTTTACTACTGATCTTGGTGAAGATTATGGTGGTTATCCTGCTAATTACAACATACCTACTTTAATTCCCGGCCTTTCTGCTCCAGAGCTTGCGTTATTACGGCAATCTAAAAGCGGTGAACCTCTTGATATTTCGACGCCTCTTGCTAGAGGAATAGTAAATAAAGCACGAGAACACGCAAAGAAACGTATAGATCAAGGTCTTAATCCTTTATATCAAGACTTTGAAGAATATTCAAATATTGATTTTACGTTAGAGCAGCGTCTTGCTGAAGTTACTACACCAGAAAGACAGTTAGTTTCAGAAGAAGCAGTAGCACAAGCGCCAGTAAAGTCTGGTGAAATTGTGATACCTCAAGAAGCTCTTAATAAAATTTTACCTTTTAAATCAGAAAAAGAATTAACTAACATAGTTATTCCTAAAGAAGCTATAGATATTCGTAAACAATTAGCAAATGAAGAAGGAAAAAGACTTTCAGAATTAGTTAAACAAGCAGGAGAAGGTGTTACTTTTGGATTATTAGGTGAGTTAGCTGCTGCTGTTGAATCTGCTACTACTGATAAAACATATGATAGAGCTAAAGCTGAATATGAAGTAGCTCGCGAGCAGTTTATAAAAAACAACCCTGAACTATCTCAGATAGGTACTGCTGCTGAGTTTTTAGGTACACTAGGGACTGGCGTTGCTTTATCTAAAGGGTTAACTAAACTTGGTATATATTCTTTAGCTGACCAAGGTTTAGCTGAAGGTGTAGTGTACGGTCTTGCCTCTGGTGAAGGTGGAGAAGGTCGTGTTGCAAGTGCTTTGTTGTATGGCGGGTTTGGTAATATTCTTGGAAGAGGTTTTGACAAACTTCTTGAGCCTTCTTTTGTTGGTAGGTTTAGAACAATAGAAGAGTTTAACACTGAAAGAGCAAGGCTACAAGAACAATTAGCTAAAGAAGCTAGAGTTCAACGTGCGCCTACAGATATTACTGATGAAGAACTTGCTACTCAGTTATTGTTGCGAGACATAGAATATCTTGGTGATGTAGTAGGACGGCAAGGTGTTTTGCCAAAAGAACTGCCTAGTTTTTATAAACGCATGGTAGGTTACGCTGAAAATATGGGCGTAGATATGCGTCAATTAAATAAAGTTATACGTTCTAATAAAGTTATTAAAGGGTTGCGTTCTAAACTAGATGAGCCATTTGAGACTTTAGATGATATGGCTTTGTTACGTCAAGATTTATTGGATATGACAACTGGTCGTTTGTTGTCTGATGTAGGACGTACTATTCCAGCAGCACAAGATACTATTGTTAGGTTTAGACGTTTAGCATCACCTCTTGCTACTCTTGCTGAAGAAACTGTTGGAGTCGCTTTTTCTGAGCGTCTTATCAGGGCAATGAACAGGGTAACTAGAAAACAAGCAGATCTAGATAATATGTGGAAGGGTATGGAACCGTTCCGTGAACTAGCAGAAACAAACATAAAGTTTAATGATTTGTTGTTAGATGCTGTTAACCCTCGCTTATCTTTAGAGTTTAAAGAAAAATCTTTACAGGCTGCTATGAATATAGCTAGGTCAAAGATAGGCAAAGGCGCTCCAGAAAGATTGCAAAAGTTTTTTGATGACAACATAGAGTTTTCTAAGCGGTACAGAAGAGAGGTTACAGCGGGTGATGTTACTTCTATTTGGATGCACTCCTCACCTCAAACAGTTATGCGAGATGCTTCTCTCAGGACATATAGAGATAAAGCTGCAATTAAAGCCGAAGACGCAGCATCTAAAAATGTTCAACGTCCATCTATGAAAGAGTGGCGTGAGCAAAACGCTAAAAGACCTGTTGAAAAACAACAAGAGTATGCCAACATTTTTGATTCTCATTGGACATGGCAGCGTCAGACTTTAACAAGGATGGAAATAGGTCAACAGTTAGGTTTTAGAACAGCCGGTAAACCTATAGTAGCAAAAGATATTAAAGATTTAATGGGTCGTTCCTCTTCTAAAAAAGAATTAAGGGAAGGTGCAACACCTCTTGAAGCTACTGCCTCATATGAAGCAGGACATTTTCGTTTGTTTGATGACAACATTATTGAAGAAGCCTTAAAGCGTGAAGGATACTCTGCGCTTCAAATAAAAAATGCACAGCAAATTATTGATGACATTGGTATCAATGCTAACAAGGGAATGGCAAACGAGTTAGAAATAGTACGCAGCCTTGGATACGTAGGTACTATTGCTAATCCTTATGGCGCTCTTATGAACGTGCATGACTTGTTTAACGCATCATTTGAGTTAGGTCTGGGTAACGTAATTTCTGCTGTGTTTAGTAGAAATGGAGTTCGTTTTAATCCTGCTGATATGGGTTTAGCTCGTCAAGTGTTTGGTGAGTTTGTTCGTAAAGCCCGTAAAGGTACTCAAAAAGAAATAGATGCTCTTGGTGGTGTAACTTCTGGTAATAAGTTTATTGAGGGGGCTGCTAAACTAAGTGAAGATTTACTTGAATGGTCTATGAAATGGTCGGGTTTTTCTAAACTAGATCAGTTTGGTAAGAGCCGTATCATGGGCGCTTCTTTTAACAGAGCAAGACAAGATATAGCTGATGGTAGCTTTGATGCTAAGTGGCAGTACAGCTTTAGTAAACCTGAAATAGATCAATTAAAACGAGACATAGCTGCGGGTAATATAGACAGTGAGTTAGTACGTGATCTTGTTATGTTTGATTTGTTCAGACTACAGCCTATTAACGCTGCGGCACAAACAGGTGCAGGACTTGCTAATCCAAACGCTAGAATTTTTTATATGCTAAAAGGTTTTGCTATTAAGCAGTTTGATTTAATGGAGCGTAGAATAATTAAGGAATGGAAAGCAGGTAATAAAAAAGAAGCTCTAGAAAACTTAGCTAAGTATCTTATTCTTTCTGGTGGTGGTTATGGTGTTGTTAACGAAGGCCGTCAAGTACTTAAGGGAGAAGCCCCAGATCCAGAAGAAGCTGCAGTTTCTGCTTTATATCAGGTAGGCTCTGTTTTTACTTTTGGTGCTATGGGTGCCAATGATTATGGCTATGACAAGTTTATGAACGATCCGTTAACAGCAGTAGCAACTAACTTATTACCTCCAGTAGGTGCTTCTCTTCCGGGTGCTGTCATAGAAGACATAGCAGACGCTTTTAGAACTGGTGATCCTTTACCTGATGAAACTATTTATGCATTGCCTATTGTTGGTAAAACATTGCAAGGGGTGTTCAAACAATGAAAGACAACGACAAACACACAGTAAACTATACGTCCATTGATTACCACAGTATGTGTCAGCGTTCTAAAGACCGCATTAAGAAGATGCAGTCGGAAGGAATACCTACGCCCCATGACCCTAAAGATAAGCCAGAGGACGTAGGTAAGTCTA